TACAAGGTGAATATCCAGAAGTATTTAACTCTCCGTTTGAAAGAGCGATCTTCTGGTGGGAAAAGGATCTATTACTGAAAGTTAAATCTGATGTGCTTAGATACCCCTTAGATCCATCTAGCGATCCGAAATCTATAATCCTAGTTGATTATAAGACTACTACTGATTGTTCTGTCAGGGGCTTTACATCATCCATTAGGAAGTATCAATACGAACTACAAGCCGCTTGGTATAAACGCGGATATGAGAAAGCTGGGTTTAATGTGGTTGACTTTATCTTTGTGGCACAAGAAAAGAAGAAACCGTATGCAAGTAAGATCTTCAAGATGAAACATGAGGACATGACATCTGGCTGGTTAAAGCTGGAGCATCTGCTGGGTGAATACAACGCAGTATTAAACGGTAAGGAAGCCACCATATACAACTCACCTAATATAGTTAACGTAGATCTAAAAGGCTGGGGAGAGGAGTAATGAAAAAGAAAGTATTTTCAAAAAGAAACTTAGAAATATTAGATGAATGGAACAATGATTATGACTCTACACTACAAAGTATTGGAAATAAATATGGGCTTAGTAGGGAACGTGTAAGACAAATTTTATTTATGGCAAAAAAACGTGATCTAAATGTGAAAGAATCTGTAGAAAAAACAAAATTAAGAAATGAAATAAAAAAGGAAGGTCTTATAAAAGAGATAAATATAGGATTAAGACATTACGGCACATTAAAATACTTTGAATGGCGCAAGTTATATTTAAAACAATATTCTAGACCTTCTAAAGAATATCAATTTCGTAGTAAAGTTTTAAAAGAAGTTTTGTTAAAAAGATGGAATGAAGATTTAGATCCTTTATTAAATTTTCATATTTCTATTAATTTAACACCCATACATTACAAAATTTTAGATCTTAGAAAATCAGGCAAAACTTTAGAGCAAATAGCTAAAATAATTAATAGATCAATACCATTAGTTTCACGTTATTTGAGAGATTTACATGAGCATGATCTTTATGATTATTTTAATGAAAAACAGAGAGAGGCTGTAAGTCACGATAATTTTGTAATTGAAAAAAATCTAAATCATATAAGAAATGAATTGCGACAAGGTAAATTTCTGAGTCAAATAACTGTCCAAGCCAACTTTGGAAAAGAAACGGTAAGACATTACATAAGAAGACATTTTCTTTACCCACATTATGTAAATCAAAAAAAACAAATAGAAAAAGTTAACAACGCAATAATTCGTTTAGCGTAAGGGGGCATAAAATGAGTGAAGATTTAGTAAACCAACCACCTCACTACACTAGGGGTGAGATAGAGTATATAGAGGCTATGAGATCTATGCTTACGGCAGAAGAGTTCAAAGGTTTCTGTAAAGGCAACGCAGTCAAATATATATGGAGAGAAGACCACAAGGGATCTAACATCCAGGATCTTGAAAAGGCCGTTGTATATCTTAACTGGGCTATTGATGATCTAAAAAATATGTAAGTATGGATGCTAAAAGAAAAGCTCAACGAGCAAGAATCAAAGCATACGAAAAAGCTAGAGCAAAGTACAATTTAAGTATCATGCGACTACCTGATTTTTGGAAATGGGTTAAAAGAAAATACCCTGAAGAATTAGGCAAAACTGTAAAGCTAGCCAAATGGTCAAAAGAAATATCAAAACAAAAAAAAGGGGCATGAAGCCCCTTTTTCTTTTCTACACTTAGAAGGGAGGTTTATCACCTACTGGTGTTGGTGCCATCTCTGAAGGCTCCATCTTAATGATCTTAGTCTTCAAAGAAGTAACATCTTCACCTTGGTCATTCTTCCAGTTATCTTCAAACTGTCTGATACCAAGTCTAAGTTGTTTGCCTATGAATTCATTTGCAAGATCCGGAAGCTTCTTGAATCCAACAGTAATAGCAAGACGACTAAATATCTCACTCGCTATCCTTTTGGAATCTTCATTAGCAGACCATAAGTTATACCATTCATTATGATCGCGATATGTACCACCATCAATTTGAAAGGTAACTTTTTGAGTCCAATTACCGCTATTAGATTTATATTTCTCAGCAGCAATTATCTTTGCCTCATACTCACCAGTTGGAGCAACCTCGGGACCTCTCGATTCCATTTGCTCCGCATTCTCGAAAAAATCAACATCATTAAAGTCTGACATTACGCACTCTCCTTATTTTCAATTTTATTAGAAAACCCTAGCTTCTCAATTAGGGCAGTTAGATTTGGGTCCTCAAAGGCTTCTAGCTTACCGCTACGATCTTTGGCTGTGTAACCTTGACCTATCCTTGTTTGTAACCACCTTTCCGCTACAGCATTACCGTCATCATCTTGACCGTCAATAATACGTAGGGCCAAAACCTCATCAAAGAAATACGTGATTGCATCTCCTAGAGGTTTACTTGCCATTTTAGGACCAAAGAAAAACACGCCATCATTATTATCTTTACCTTCTTTGCAAAGAAATAATACGTGCATATCTAGATCCCTAAATGATCTCATAAGACTTGTAACGGCTTCACTTACGTTCTGGTAAGCCATTCTTCCATCTTTATTTCTGCTTTTCTCATGTACCAGTAAGATCTCTGAAATCTCTGAAACTGAGTCTAAACATACGCTATCATAGGATAATTCACCAGATGCAAGAGCGGCATATACCTCTCTAAGATCATCATAGTTTTTAACCTCGATAGCTGACACATTAGGTGCATCTTTAATAGAAAGCAATCCAGCCTCCGCACTTATGACTAATACGTTGCCAGGCATACTCTGTGTTGAGAATGTTTTTCCGGCTCCCGCTTGACCATAAATGAGAAGCTTTGCTCCTTGTTGATCCACCATTTTATCTGGTGTCTTTATCTTATCTTTTAAGCTCATAATCTACCCTCCTTATATATGTGTAAAAATGAACTTGCTAATTATAACCTGTGAAACTACAATATGTAAATCATATTATTTAGGAGATGTATATGAAAAAACAAATCGACACAACTTGGCTTGCAAATTATTATTTCAGGACCAAAACTTTAGCAACAAATAAATTGAAGGAGTTAGATACGATGGGCGTTCAACCTAATCACAAAGAAAGAAAAATAGATCATTACACGTTACCTGTTTACATTAAATTTCTTGGTTATAGAAAAGCCGCAGAAGATTTCAACTGTTCAGAAGCAACATGCAAATCCTGGAGGTATGGATATAGGCAACCGTCAATAGCACAAGCCAAACAAATAATAAGGGCTACTGAAGGAAGATTAGATTTTGAATCTATCTACGGATCTATATCGGATATTTTAGAGCAGGAATAGCATGTTCCAGCTCAATATTACCGAGGATGACTCGTCCTTGGATATTGCTCTGGCTTATTATGATGATGGATATAATGTAGTACCGTTACAAAGATCTAATAAAAAACCACCACCATTTTTAAAAGGCTGGGAACAATATAAGGAAACAAGACCTGAGAGGGAACTTGTAGAGTCTTGGTTCAAAGATAGGGATAATCTAGTAGTAGCCTTAGTCTGTGGCAAGTTTGTTGTTGTTGACGCAGATTCTCCTGAGGCTATGGATTGGGTAGAGAAGAACCTACCAGCTTGCCCGTATAAAGTAATTACAGGCAAGGGTATGCATTACTACTATAACAACCCAGAAAACTACACTACGTTTGCTACAAGACGAACAAACACGACTCCTATTGAAAGATTAATTGATATACGTGGTGTAGGTGGCCTTATTATTGCTCCATACAACCGTCATGCTAATGGTCAGGTATATAAGCCTGTTATGATTCCTGATTGGAAGATCTATGACTATACAGATCTACCAGACTTTACAGAAAAAGAATACTTACAGATAACAGGTGTACCTAAAGTTGAGAGCAGTAAACAAACGGCACCCTTCTCATTAGATGGAGTCTTGGAAGGATCTAGGAATGATGGGGCTGCTAGGATAGCTGGATACCTTATATCTAAAAGTGTAAACCTAGAGTTTGTTAGGGTGTTTCTACAAAATTGGAACAAGAACAATAACCCACCATTACCTCAAAAAGAGATTGATTCTGTAGTAGATAATGTAAAAAAGACACATGACCGAAAGAATCAGATAGCTCCCTTATTTACACAATCAACTGAAAATATCAAACGACCTGAAGATCTATTCTCACCACCTGGTTTACTGAAGAACATGTTTGACTT